AGTATGATGAACTTCGTATGCATTAAGTGGGGCGATAAGTATCCCGCCAAATATGTGAATAATCTTTACAATATGGTAAAGAAGAACTACACCAACCTTTTCACATTCACGTGTTATACGGATGATACCGATGGTTTAATTTGCGATACTGCGCCTATAACAGACGACGGTATCCTACATCCGAAATATTGGTTTGGTAAAGAAACCTTCTGTTTTGACAGAGCAAAGTTTTCAGTATTTAATTCGCACAACTGGTTAGGATACGTAGGTAACTGGTGTTATTTTGACCTTGACGTAGTAATCCAAGAAGATATAACTGAGGTTCTGGAACTTGCACAGAAACCTCGCATCATTCAATGCCGCTGGCAACCACAATCACAGAAACATGACAGACTGTTTATTGACACCAGAGGAACTTTTTTCAACTCTAGTATGATGCTTTGGCCTGGTAAATCATGCGAACATATCTACAACGATGCCATCGAGAATTCCGAAACGATATTTAAAACTTTCTTCAAGGGAAGCGATAATTATCATTACTGGAGGCAGAGAGACTTCTGGAAAGATATTCCAGGTGGATGGATCTATTCTTGGAATCGAGGAAAGCATCATCCAGATGACATTGAAAGATTTAAGTTTCGACCCGATGCTAAGATTTGCTTGTTCAATACAGATAATGTTCCTCATCCTTCCGCCAAAGAGCAAATAGAACTGGTAGATTGCCGAGATGAAAATATTATTGGATTGTGGAAATGAGAGTTAATTACGTCTGCTGTAAATGGGGTACAAAGTATTCCGCTGAGTTTGTCAACCGTCTTTATAGAATGGCAAAGAAGCACACCCCTGATAATTTTGAGTTCCATTTCTATTGCTATACAGATAACAGCGAAGGTTTTGATAATGAAATTAAAGTCATCGACTTCCCAGACATTCCCAACATCCATCCGAAATACTGGTTTGGATCTGAGGATTTCAAATACGGCATGGCACGTTGTTGGGACAGACCAAAAACGTTCATCTTCAATACACACAACTTCGCAGACGATAAACCCACTGGAAGATTTGTCTTTTTCGACCTTGATGTTATCATACAAAATGATTTGTCGCCAATCATCACTTATGACCTAGAGAATCCTACCAAGTTGCGGTCGTGGTGGCAAGACCCCCGTCCCATGAAGTCTCGCAACTTCAAGTTGGCGCATGGCGCTTACACAAATGGTAGTTGCATGGTCTGGTCAGATGATCAAACAGAATGTATTTGGCAGGATGTTCTAGAACACCAAGAACGAATTTGGTTTACATTCACGGACGGGACAGATAACTACCACAGTTGGCGTTGGGGTGACTTTAGCAATACTCCTTTATGGAAACATTTCCCAAGCACATTTGCATATTCATATAACAGAGGCAGAGATTGGGCACAGTGCGATTTGCAAGTAGGCATATATAGAAAGGACTGTATCCTTTGTGTGTTTAATGTTGACTTGTTACCATTTCAAGATAACAGCAGAGGCAAAGTGAAACAGGAGTCGCTCGTCGACCCTGATCTTTTAGAGCATTGGAATGTTTGATGATTAGTATTTACACAGTTAAGTGGGGGTTCAAATATGACTCGGAACATGTTAATCGTGTTCTTGAACAATGTAGAGAACACATAACAACTGATTTCGACTTTTACTGTTTGACTGAACATCCGATTGGATTGCATCGTGATGTTATTGTAATTCCCTTCCCCGAAGATAACTACTATGAAAAATGGTGGAACAAATTGTATTTGTTTGATCGAGGAGTTGTACCCCAATATGGAGAAAAACTTTTCCTGGATCTTGATATTGAAATTCAAAACAATATTGATTGCATCGTTGATCATGACCCAGAAGATGGACTGACATTTGTTCGCACCCATTGGCACGACATGAGAAAAATGAAACGAGACACAAAAGATATTCCTCGTGCATATACAGATCTAAATTCCAGCGTGTTGAGATGGAACGATAGATTGGATGTCAATAAGATTACCAAGTTTGTTACAGATTATCCTGATCAAATGTTTTTTCATTATCGCGGTCTTGATAATCTATTCGGGCACAAGAGAGAACAACTATTAAAAATTAATTTTTTCCCAGATGGTTGGGTGTATAGTTACAACTACGGATACATGTGGCCAATTGATGTGCGGGAACAAGTCCTCCGCGAAGAACCACTTATTTGTTTATACGATTCAATGGAAAGACCACAAGATGTTAAATTATAATTACTTAAATAATTACCGAAACTGGGGCGACGGATTAGATAAGATCGCCCACGAAATGCCGTATAAGCATGACGATTTCCGTAAATCTATGAATCCAAATACAATGGATGCTGCCATTTGGTTAGTAGAAAACTTACAGAGACTTACTCGAGGTCCTGATCCATTGAATATTACGATTCTAAATTCTTGGTTGGGGTTTCCTTTAGTTCCACTTCTCTGCGAAAATCTAAATGTCAAGAAACTCAACTTGATCGATATTGATAAAGATGCATTAGAACTGTCGAAGGTATTCAACCGTTACTATAACAACGAGAGAAAGATTGAACTCAATCACATCAATTGGGATATTCCGTTTGCATATCATGATATCAATGCATTAGAAACAGATGTAGTAATTTCTATCGGGTGCGAGGCAATGTATCCCCTAAAGAAAATGACCACAGCAAATCCAGATTGTATCTTTGCTTGTCAGTCATCAAATGTTTTTAGAGAGATGTATGGTATCAATTGTGTTCCAACAATCGAAGAGCATATCGAGAATGTTGGAGTTACTGATGTTTTCTACGAGGGATCTATTAAACAGTCATATTACAGTTGGGATGGTAAGGTCGAGTTCGATCGTTTCATGGTAATTGGAAAAAAGTAAATGATGTTAGGAACAAACACAGATATTAAAAAAATAACTGAGAATTGGATTCCAGAAAATTCTGTAGGCGCAGAAATTGGTATCTGGAGAGGTGATGCGTCAAAGCAACTTTTGACAAAATGTAGTTATCTACATATGATAGATCCATATAATATCAGCGTATATGAAAATACTACTGATTGGTTGAATATTGGATACGAAAAAATCTTAAAGAGATATTCTTCATTAGTAGGTTCGACAAACCCAGCAGATTTTCAAAAATTTTATGACGATCTCTATCTTGACGTTTGTGAAAAATTTAAAGATTTACCTGCAACTATCCATAGAATGACTTCTCGGGATTGGTTTTCTTCGTATACTGGAGAAAAATTGGACTGGATTTATATCGATGGCGATCATAGTTATGAGGGTGTGATGGAAGATTTGGTATCTAGTCTTGATGTAGTAAAACAAAATGGATTAATTTTTGTGGATGACTATTCAATACATAATAGTTTGCATCCTGGAGTTAGAGCAGCAGTCAGAGATTTCTGCTATGAGAGAAAATTAAAATTCACGAGATTGTATATCAATACGTGCATGATAGAATTGGGGTCATAATATGGGTAGAGCAAGAGTTGTAGCACCACCACCACAAGATCATATTCCAGAACCTTTAGTACCACCGCCAACTCCACTCGAGGAAGTAGTCGCGGAAGAATGGATCGAAGGAAACTTCCAAGAAGAAACTGTAATCAATGAACCTTCCCCAGAAGAACTTGAGAAGGAAAGAATAGCACAAGAAAAATATGAAGAATTGCAGCGAAAGAAAACCGAAGAGGAATCTAGAATTTCTGCTGAGATGCAAAGTTTACGCGAAGAAAACCAAAGACTTACACGCGAAAAAGAAGCAGCGGAAAGAGCAAAAGAAGAACAAATTGTAAAGATGCGGCAACAGGCAACTGATCAGCGCAACAATCAACACATGATTCAATTAAACATGATACCAAAAATTCCATCGTTAATTAGTAAAATTAAAACACTATTTCGAAACCGTCGAATTAAGTCTGCTACAAATGTTGGAATTAAAAACTATGAAACTGCAATCCTCGAGCGAGCAAGAATTGCAGTTCCTAAGTTACTGGATGATATTGAAAAAATGCACGAGCAGTTGACTATACTAGAAGATCTGCTCACAAAATATAGTGAGGTTAAGCGCACTCAGGAAAAATGAGAAGCATCTTCTCCTGAGATATCTTCAATCATTGACCGCCAAATTTCAAGATGCGGTACAACATAACCTAGTGTTAATCTCTTTGCAGAATTACCACAACAGTGATATACGATTTTGTTTGGATCGCTGCGATCGCCAAAGTGACCAACCTTACATGACCAACCAACAGGATCAACCATAGTTACGATTTCTTTTGTGACTGGATCCAAATAGCGGAAGAACCCACCATTTTCTTCTGCATTATATGTGATCAGAATATTGTATCCCGATGCATTCCAGTTGGTGTGCCATCCCATAAAACCATTCTCGGGATAGTAAGTAAACACAGCATTATTTCTTGCGCCAAGATAACTGATCAATTCTTTATTAGTTTCTTGTTGCCTTCTGCCATATTCAGAAGGGAACCATGGTTGCCCATGCGCCTGTGACATATCAGTACACCATGCAACATCAGGGAAACCAACATGACGCTCACCCTTACCGACGATATGATTTAGATACTGTTCATCAGTAGCAGTGTCTACGTTCAATCCACCTCGACGTCTTTCCTGCATTTCTTGTGGACCAAGAACAAGATGTTGATCATTTTGTGCAAAGAACCACTCAGTAAATGGATCTAGAATGTCAGTTAGTTCTTTTGAAACTGAATTTGTAAATTGTAGCATGTCTGTCCTGTTTAACTCAATAAAGAATGTGGAATTGTATAATGATAAATTACTACTGGTTGTCCCTGTAATTCATCTTCTGTGTATCCAGAAACAAAGTTCCATCTAGCATCTGGATCAGGGAATCTACCTGTTTTGACACCAAAGTCAAAATGATTTAGGAGTCTCCACATTGTGAATGTGTCCCACTGCAGCGCAGATTCAGGATAATGCTTGCGATCCCATCCTGGTTTATTTTGTTCCCAATACTCATCATACCATGCACGCATTAGTTTTAATGTTTGTTCATTATTTCGATAGACAAACAACCCACAGTGCTCAGTCATTTCTTCGGTTTCTGAGAGTTTAGTTATTGCTGCATTATATGGACGATTGGCAGTAAAGATGACATCGATATCTTCTGGGATTTGATCGAAAATCTTTTGTATATCTTCATGTTCAACTTCCGTATCACAATCCATGTAAGCAGTTAAGTCGTATGGTGTCTGATCAAGCGCCCACAGTTTTGCTCGTTTGTCTCTTGGGACATTCTCAGTTACGATCGTATCGAAGATTTCGTAATCATCTGGTTGGACCCATTCCTCGTG